ATATTGACTACGGCCAGCTCATTACCCTTAACTTTCTTCTGCGGCTTCGGTACAAATGGTGATTTACCTTTTTGGTACTCAATAAACGTGTCAAGTGCGCGCTTTACTGACTGTAACTGATCCTCATGTGCAAGATTACTCTTAACCCATTGGATTTTTACTTGTCCGTCATCGCCATATAGCGTAGAAACACCTTTGGCCACAAAACCATCGGGAACTGTGCGAGTCATATCGTGCTCAGGCGACCAACCACGTCTAGCGGCATTCTTTTTGACGTTAGCGATATTAACCTGAACATTTCTAACGCTAATGCCTACCAAATCTGCTGCTTCTTTAACCGTCTTAGTGTCAATCCTAGCCTGAACTGCTCTACGCTGTGGTTCTGACTCACAAAATTCTAGTAAACTCTCACTGATCATCGCCTAATTCCTCCATGTGTAAGTTATTTGCGTGCGCTACAAGTGTGGTTAAGTAGCCAATTGCTGTCATCATACTTTCGTCGTGCGGGTTAAAACTATAAACAAGCGAAGTTTGCTCGTCGTCGGTCGGTGAAACTGCTAGTAGTACAAATTGAATCGGATCAAAGTCAACCGCCTGCGAATCCCTTATTGCTTGTAGCAAGATTGCCTCAAACTCACTCAAGCCATCAAGATCAATGTGATCTTTAAAGTTAATTACGTTAGTCATTGCGCTTTACTCCTGCATTCCATCGGTCCGGCCAAGCGGGACAAGGCCAACCAAGCCCAGATAGCCACTTGTGCAATATGTTGTACACCTTATTGTGCTCATCTACCGCTAAATCCTCGGTAAATGCCTTTCTTACCACTGCCGCTTGCACTGGCTTCCAAAGATTTTCTTTAACTGTTAGCTTTTGCCAAGGTATTTCAAAACCCTCTTTCATCGCAGCAAGGACAACACGCTGATCAAGGCCAGCATCGTTTAATTCCTCGGCTAATAACCCGCACCATAAGTGAAAAGAATCCCTTTGCGACTTGGTTTTTGGCTTTTTTCCGGCGTTAATCGCCGTAATTGTGACCATATAGCCTTCTTCGTTGTGCTCAATCGGTGCGTTTAGAATTGCTGCGTGCAATTGGCGCTTCTCAGCCACTTTAAATTCAATCAATTCGACCACCTCCTAAGTAAGACATAAAACCATCGGTAGTCTGAGTGCAAGCTAATTCCTCGTCCGATAGCGATGTAGGCTCATTTCTGCGGCGCTTAAATCTCTCTATATCTTGCCGGTGAACACCTACAGCTTCAGCTATCTCTGTGTTTGTCATGCCAGTATGGTCCAGTAGCTTTCGTACCTTCTTTTCCATTCCATCGTTAAAATTCATAAACCCTCCTCCTTAATAACTCTTTTAACGTAATCAGAATCAACTCCGCAGACTTCTGCGTGCCAAAGTTCTCCATCAAGGTAGCCTTTAGCGTTATTAATCAGCTTACGCTCTTCCTGCGATGGTTGACGCATCATTACTTGGTCCCAATTGTGCTTATCAATTAAGGCTAGCTCGATAACCGATAGCATCAACTTCCTTTCTGGCGATGACCAGCACTCAGAACTATGATCGTAGCCAAACATTGGCGCTAATCGTTTTACAACAGAGTGAATCTTAATGAAGTTATTTCTCCACTCTAAGTTTTTAGTCTTCCCTGCTCGGCTGCTAGTAGTCACAGTTTTAAATTTCGATTCCATAGTTGCGTTACGATCTTAGTTTTTTGTGCATCCATATCCAGCGTGTTGATATGCCACCCATGCACATTAGTATTTTTAGGCAGCGGTGCGCTGTAAACTAACCCACCATTTTCCATAGACCTTAAAGCCCTGTTAATATCACTTGGGCGCTTATCCATAACGTCCGCATATTGCTTGGCAGTCTTGCCAGAAGTTTTTTTAACCAGCTTATAAAGAACAACTCGGATCGGATCGCTCTTAACTGCATCGTATCTCTTTTGATGTATATTAGTAATCACTTACATTCCCCTCTAAAGGCATAGCCTTCCCCTCTCTACTTGTAAACTGCATACTATCTTTGTGAAAGTATAACCCAAAATCTAACTCAGTCCCATCTTGCCGGTTTTTAACAAGTTTTAGGTAAACGTCTGGCTGGTTTAAGAACTTCTCATCAAAGGGATAATTGTTATCCCTCAGCGCCATCGCTTTCTCTCTAGCTTTATTTCTGAACACTACAAAAACCTTATCTGCTAAATCAGATATTTCACCGGCACCTCGAATACTAAACTTACCTACCTGCTCATTCTCATCCGAGCCTTTGCGCATGTGGCACACTAGATGTATGTGCATGTTGTACATTTTAGCGGCTGCTCTCAACTGATTAACAAACTCACCTTGAGCTGTGTAGTCCTCACGACCAACGCCGCACATGGTTAGACTATCTATCGCTAAGTGGTTGATGTCAAGCTCTTGTCCAGCATAGTGTACAAGGCCCAGTATACGCTCTTGAGGAACTTTATCCAGACAATCATAGATATGCCCTACCTCTTTCATTCTCTCCAGCCAACCAAGTGCAAAATCTTTAGACGGAGAACAGCCTGCTGCTTGCGAACACATCCATTGCAGCGTTTCTTCTGGCTTCATTTCCATCGACGCTACCAAGCACCTGCGACCTCTAGCCATTAAGTAAGTAAAAACATTACTCAACAAAAGCGTCTTGCCGTGACCATTGATTCCTGACCATATTGATAGCTGGCCTTGACCTAATCTCACAGCACTATGAGTCTTTGACCAAGGCAGTTTATCGCCAACTAAACCACTACCACCCTCCAACTGCTTCAGCAACCTATCGCCATAAGAATTAAATGCGCCAATTTCTTGACTCTCTTGCTTTCCAATAAAACCTAGTAACTCTTTATCCGTAATATCAATCTTCTGCATTTCTCTCTCCTTAAACCCATATTGATGTTTCTTGTGGCCCACTACCGCCTTTTTTAATCGTTAATACATCCCACTTATCCCTTAACTTCTTCGGACTCAGGATATTTGACTTCCAAAAATCATCGCTGTTGGCAAACCTAAATAAACTTAGTATCTCGCTATGAGTACAGTTATCTTTTTCTCTCATCAACCTGATCTCATTAGCCCAAGATTCCATAGCTGGTTTTCGATGCTTTGGATTCAAGGTTAAGATCAAATTGTAGATCGTTTCTGCTGTTTCAAGATCACTATTTTCGTAGTGTAGGTTCTTTTTAGGTTTACTTATAGGTTTGTGTCCCATATTTGGTACTGCTTTTGGGGAAATTTGGGCCACCCCCCGTCCCATATTTGGTACTGCCTCTACCGCAAGGAAATACTGATTACTGGAACCCTCAACCTTAATTCTACTAAGCACTTCTTGATCACTTAAAACTCGCAAAGCCTTCAGTACAGTTTTTCTATCTAGCGATGTCTTTCTTGAGATGTAATTCACACTAGGATTACACTGACCTGTATCACCATTATGACAATCTGATAGGCATAAAAGCACTAACTTCTCAGAGGAAGGCACTTGTATACCCCAAGCCCAGAATGTCGCCTGTGCGCTCATACAGAGCCTCTCAGCGCCATAAACGATGCTAGTTCATCGTTCTTATCTTCTTTTGTCTGCTTCAAACCTTTTTCTCTCCTGCTTTGTACTATATCTAAATGCAATTCGTGATAACCAACGGGCTTTATCCTGCGTTTGATGTGACATTCGTACCCATCGTCAGGAAATAACTCGTGATACTTCATTCCAACGCTATCAATTACTTCATTAGCACCACAACCAGACCAACACTTGATTAAGATTTTGCCATTGTCTGCTTCATCGATACAAAGTGAGGGGCTCTTATCATCGTGTGAGGGGCATAATGCCACCCAACTTCTAGTGTGACCTTTCCTAGCCTTTACTTCCTTGGCGTGATTAAGCTTTGACACTAGCTTGTCTGCTGACATACTGCACTCCTTAGCTCCTTAACTAATTTAAACTCTCTAGCTCTAGTGTCAGGAACATCTTCTTTCCACTGATAGACAGCCTGGACTTTACAGTTAAAGTATTCAGCCACTTCCATAGGTGAACCAAAGAACTCTACTAACTCTTCGTAACTTACTTTCATACATACCTCCAATTGATGTGAGCAGTGAATGTAATCCAGCTTACATAGAATAGCAAGTGTTTTATTTATTACAAATCGTTAATTGTTTTTTTAAATAAATTAAACTATAGTTCGTACTCAGTTCTGAGGAGGACAATCACATGAATAACATTCCAGACAACCCCGCACGAGTAGCACCACCAGAGCCACCAAAAGGTTTTTCTATTGATGAAGCTAAGTTTGATCTTATTGAAGCTTACTTAGATTCAGATGTTAATGATGGTGCATTCCATGAGTACTTAGAAACTTATATTGTCGAAAACTGTTTAATCCACCACTGGATGCGCAAGATGTACACTCGCAATGCTGATGAGGTGCAACTTGATATGCAAGATGTTCTTAGCTCAATTGTCTCTAACTATGTGGAGCGCACGCTATGAAAGTTAAAAACTTAGCAGAGAATGGCCTTACTGGCTCTGACATTGGTGACGCTATGTCTGCCCTAGCTCAAGAAGGCTGGCTTGAGTATGATTTACAGACGTCTATTAAGGCATATATGCGCGCTAATAACTTTGAGCATGGCTATGCTTTTGCGAAAATGATAGAAACTATGGCATTAAAAGCTTGGCGTGAAGAGGTGCAAGCGCAGGCTAAACGCCTCAACGCTGATAAGGAGTTACCATTCTAATGACTCCAATAGAAGCAGATTTCAATCTGGTAAGCCATGAGCACTTTAAAGCCGTAAACCATGAGCACCGAGGTGTTAGATATGAGAAGCATTCTAGGAAGTTAAGATCTGGAACCAGTCGCTTTATATCTGATGCCGCTTGTCCGAAGTGTGGTGAGTACATACGGGTGTGGCGGGGTCAGCGTAACGGTGAGAAGACCTCAGCTTGTAAGGGTTGTCAGACTGAAAAGAAGAATAAAGAATCTCGGTATCTCAATAAAGACAATGCTATAACAATAGATCAAAGGCGAGCCATTGAGGCTCACCAAGATATGCAACGTGATAAGGATGAATGGAGTTTAGATTTATGAGTAGAAAACTAAAAGCAGGTGATAGAATCAAGGCGCTTGAAGGTACGCAGGCATTCTTCTGGTCAGAAGGTCAAGAGGGTACAGTAAGAACCGTGAATCATGGGAATAACCGTGGCGTTGCTAGCTGGGGTGATGACCCAAAAACACTAGGCTTTAACTGTACTGATGTGGCAAAGATAAATGAGTGAAGAGGAAGAGGAAAATGAAACTCTATTACGGAAAGAACCACCCAAAGCCTAGAACAGGTAGGGACTGTAAAAAGACTGAGTGCGAAAGGCACAAGGATTATTTGGCGTGGAATTGCGGCAACAGTAACTTGACTTTTTGTATGAATTGCAAGCACGCCCATGTATCACAATATAAAAGAGGCCAATAGATATTATGAATAAGTTAAAGATTAAATATTTTTTTATAGGGGTATTCCATCTTGTTATCTCACCAGTCTACGTGCCTTTGGTGATACTGTGGGAAGAAAGAGATGACATTAAAGATTATTATTCCCAGTGCTTTCGAGCAATAACATTTAGGGGGTTATAATGGGAATTTATATCTGTGATTATTGTCGTTTAGATTATAAAGATGTTCAGTATGACCAAGGTGAAAGGCTGGAAAAATATGATTTAGTTTGTGATAGCTGTAATGTAAATCATTTTAATGAAGATGGAGAAGAAGATGGTCAAGAGTAAGAAGATGACTCTTGTAGAAGCGTTAGTCGCCACGCCTAGCCTTTCGTCAGCACTATATATTCTGTATTGGAATTTAGATTTGAATGCTAAGGCACTGCGTGAGTTAGGCGACTTGAGATTGCTGGTTCAAAAAGAAGAAGCTCGCACACTTGCACAGTATGAGAACACACTTTCACCAAACTGCTCACGACACTGTGAAATTAAGAAGCTATGTGTTTGTGGTGAAGTATTTACTCAACGTCATTATGATTATATGGCAAAAGAAAAGGAGGAAGAAAAAGATGATAGAGAATGTAGCTGATTTAAAAAAATTAATCCAAGACCTTGACGACGATACGATTGTTGCGGTAGACGATGGTGGCGCTTTTTACGGTATAAGCGATGCCGAGGTTGACCATGACCATAACCATAATACTTATCATGTACTGTTTTTAAGAGTAAGAAAAATTTTTAATGAAGAGGGGGAAGAGAATGAGTGATAAAATAGATTTACGTCGGGGTACAGATGAAGAGTTGGAGCGTGAAGTTCTTATCATTAATAAGCTGTACAACCTACGCAGTAACCCGAACGAATTAATGGCCGTATTAGTTGAAGAATATTTATTTACGTGGTG